CTCTCCAGTTCATTGAGGTCGGAAGGATGGATAGGCGCTCAAAGGGTGTATCTAAACTCTGAGAGACTGACATTCTGCTATAGAACTATATTAGATTTGTTGGGTAATATGTAGCAAAGGTTCCAGCACTAGACTGTAGTCTTATAGTATAGTCGGTATTTCCATCTGGGAAAAACCTATTCTCTATAACAAAATCCGTTATACGAGTGAGACCAGCAGCCTTTATTGCTGAAATAGGAATGAACATTTGGGGAATAGTTATATAGAAAGGAGGCTGTGCTCCTATAAGACTAGTCGTAAAAGTAGCTGTATAACTATTCTGGGTAGTGCTGTCGAAAAAACTAAAAAAAGCGCCACGAGTTGATGGAAGACCAAAGGTTCCAAAGGGCTCTATGATAAAGCACCAGCCACTAAAGTCGAATAGAAAGCTCCCAGTAGGGTCTGGAGGTGTTCCATTGATATACTGGAAGAGGATGCTCGTCGGATTAGAACCATTAGGAACTGGAACGCTTCCAAAGTCGAGGAATTGAATTAGGGGATTATCCAAGGTGTCGTTTTCATTCAAGAAGCGAGTGGTCTTAGGGGCGCTCATGGATACAAAAGGGGAGCTTCCAGAAGGTTCAGTCGGAAGCTCAGAAATCCGTATTCCAGCACCAGCTACTAGATTTACGACACCAGTGTTTGAGACAGTTGGATCAAATGAAAGACCATTCACACTAATACCAGAGCCCGCTGTAAGGCCCAGAATTCCAGTGTTCGTGACAGTAGTTCCAGCTACACTAACGCCTAGACCTCCAGACACTGATAGGATGCCCGTATTCACTAAGAGACGATTTCTGGTAGTCCCTTGTGCTTGTAGACCATTCTGGGCTATTAGACTTAGAACACCAGTATTATTCACGATAGGATTCTGAGCATCTCCAGTGATACTGATGTTGGCGCTTCCAGTGACTGAAAGCACGCCGGCCACTGTTGTAGGAGTGACCAAATCCCATAGAGTAGATGTAGAAGGGTCTACAGCGTCCACAATACTCGTGGTCCCCACTAGGATATAGACCGCACTATCTATCGGTGATATGACTACACTATTTCTAAAATAAAGGGTATTTGCGACCCAATCTCCAAGCCAGTTCATCGATGTCGGTAGTATGGCTAATCGTTCAAAGGGTGTATTCAAACTTTGAACGATAGATGACATTCTTATATAAGCTGAGTAATTTAAGCGATGCGAACCCATACGAGGGTGGCTGCTGGCATTGAGGTGGGCTGGGTGCCTTGCCATGACGCAACGAGTGTTGCACCCGTGCTCGTGGCGGGTAGGGAGACAACAGCTGACGCTGAGAGACCACTTGTTGTGGCTCCTACACGAAGGGGAAGTGAAACAGCAACAGCAGCTCCAGCCACTTGTGGTGTAAAAGTGAAAGTAATACCGTCACCAGCCGCAGCAGCGGGTCCAATGCTCGTAGTGTTGAGTGTCGCAAGCCAAACCTCTGTGCGACCAGTGCCGACCGCTGAGCGTACTAAGGCACCACCAGCTACTGTGATGGCATTCGCCGTCACTGGCGTAAGTGTAACACCAGACTGGAACCAGTTAGACTTGCCAACGCCGGACGGTGCTAGGGCGACCCAGTTGCCATCCGTATCGTTCGCTGGGTCTGGGCCTCCACGGACCGCAACCGCTGACTCTTCGAGCGTGTCACCAGCACCAGACATAACATAGGCGCCTTCGTCAATCTCAGAAAGAACTACATCGTTTACATAATACTGAATTGCGACATCCCAATAAGGGAGATTATCAGCGGGGTTCTTGCGTAAAGCCATCATCGTCGGGAGAGATTTGAGACGCTCCATCGGGTTCTTCAAGGGATCCAAAGCCATTCTATACTGTAAGACAATAAATAAATTTAGGCATCCTAAATTTATTTAGTTGTTTTATGAATACTTTTTTACATTAAGCGGCGCTGGAGGCCACGAGAGACGGGAGGCGCTTGGTGACGACGACCGCCCTCCATGTCATCATCCTTCTTCATACCGCTGTGACCCTTGACCATTCCTAGACGGTTGGCAAGGCCCATCGCCGCACCGCCAATCATGCGAGCGAGAGAGAGGCGTGTGCCCGTAGGGGCGATAGGGGCGGCGATGATGTCTTGCTCAGAAAGCACGCCCTTGATGATGCGAGACGAGCCACGGATTGACTCAAAGAAGCCGCTGTTCGCCGTAATGACATATATCTGGGGCTGAACTGGGAAGAGGAAGGTGTTACGAACCTTGAGGTTGAACTGGAGTGTAAAGTTGCCGACGAGAGAGGGAGCTTGGCCACTCTGGAGCGTGAGGTCAACTGAGGGCTTGAGAACGAGGAAGCCACCAACCGTGTTGATCTCACCACCACCGACACCGTTCTGGACACGGCCAAAGCCAGACCAAGTGTTCCAGTCCATCTCGAGGCCGTTCTTGACTGACATGTGGTAGAGCTGCTCGGCCGTCTGGGATGAGAGGAGACCAGAGAAGTTGTCGAAGTTGATGGAGATGGGCTGGACTGTGCGGTCGCCGTTCGTGCTGACCTCAACTGGGAGGTAGGCACTGCCGAACTGAGGTAGTGCGGGGTCAGCTCCACGGTTTGAGCTGACCGTAGCGGGGTCAGCGATGGCCTTGACATACACGATGAGTAAGTCTGGGATCTGGGGGAGCGTGATTGTCTGGGACTGGAGCTGCGCTGACTCACCAGACTGTAGGATCGTGTTCTGGGGAGCCGTGATGTAACGAGGGAACTCGACATAGGGAACGACTGACTTAGGAGGGAGAGGGATGTCGAGAGAAGGCGTTAGGAACTGGCAGTTGATGACTGAGTCACGGAAGCATCCAGCGCCGACATTGTTGTTGAATGAGACTGGGGCTGTCCAGAGGTCTGGTGTCACACCACCGCCGTAGTAGAGCTTGCTGGCCGTGTTGACGGATGAGTTGCGGAGACGCAAGACACGGTTAGGGTCACGCATGTTCATCACGAGCTGGATGTTGTTGATGCCAAAGAGGCCCGTGTCGGAAGAGTGCTCCTCAGCGAAGATGAACGGTGAGAGGACGAGCTTCTCTGTGGAGCGGAACTTTAGGAAAACTGAGTAGAGACCGTTCACGACGCCCGCACCTTGGTCCGTTGATAGAGGGACACCCGTGGCGCTCGTGGAAACATTGAGGCCGTTAAAGTTGTAGGCGATGGCCGTGCTGGGGGCGAGGGGCTGGCCAGCGGGGTCCGTGAATGTTACATTGTAGTAAGCACCGTTGGGGACCTCGGAGTAGTCGTGCGCCATGTTCGTGTAGCCAGAGATGGGGTCATTCTGGGCACCGAGGGCGTCCTCGTTGTCTTGATACTTGTCCAACATCGTGGGGCAAGTGCGCTGGAGGCGATTTGGCTTGTAGTCCGTTAGGCGGAGGACCTCGTTTAGAACATCTTGGGAGTTGATTGTCACCGTTGTGTCGTTGATTGTCGCCGTCATCGTCGCACATAGGGCGTTTAGAGGGAAGGCAGCGAGTGAGCCATCGACACCCCACTGGAAGAGGGGCTCGCCGACGGGATACTGCCCAGAACCAGAATCCGTGAGGCGAACCTTGAGCTCTAGAAACACCGTTGAGGACCACTCGAGGTCACGGGAAACATACACATTCTCAGAGGGAACATACAAGTTGTATGTGTGCTGAGAGGCCGTCTGGGAGATGGCTTGGAAGGGTGAGTTTGTTAAACTCAAGGCACCCTTCTCAACGGCGTAGCGAGGGCGTGTCTGAACGATACGGTCATCAAAAACTGCGAGCTTCTCGATGTCGGCGCTCATTTCTTATATTATATGGGAACAAAAAAAGTGTTGGAGAATTACAACAGTTTTTTTGGATAAGAATAGATTAGACGCCAATCTTTCGGAACATCATTTTGACTGTCACATCGGAGCAGTTGAAAAGAGTTAGGGGAATGAGTTCCCCAGTAAGTCTGTAGCGCCAGAAGACTTGGATGTCTAGATTGCGGATTTCTTCATGCGACGCCGTAAGCGAACACATTTTATATTCGGCCACTGGCTCGTAGAGGACGAAATCACGCCATCCCTCAGCCTTCTCTTGCTGCTGGTCCACCACGAAGTCGCTGATGATTGGCTGGAAACCAGCGGCCGATCCAGTGCTGTCGGACACATTATTCTGGCCGAGTGAGAGTGTCTTGGCAACATACTCGTTCTTGACCGGTAGGAGGGTACTCGTGAATACTATACCAGAGCAAGGAGACCACAGTGAATTCGTGGAATTATAGTCTGGCTTAGAAATCCAATAGAGGTTCTGCTTCGCCGTAGGGATTAGGAAGAGAGGATTGTATGTTGGAGGAGGTGTTGAGGCGACATTTTGTAGGGTGGGGTTGTTGTTGAGAATGTTCGTATACTGCTGGTTCTTGAATAAAATCTCATTCGTATACTCGAAGGATATTAGGGGGTTTCCACCAGAGCTGATTGGGACTGGAGCGGCACCTATGGGCCAGTAGAGAGCTGTCGTAGATGATGCTCCGTAATAAGTGTTGTTGAAATTCGTTAGAAGGCCAAAGAGGTTAGAATTCATAAAGAGCCGTAGATAGGGAGCTGAAGCAGCGACAGCTACTGTGGGAGCCACTGGCGCAGCCGGAGGGACAAAGGCTGGGACCGCTAGTTGAACTCCTCTCTTCTGTCCAAAAACATCTGCAGAACCATCAAGCTGCCCGCTTATATTAAAGGCTCTTGTGTCACCGTATATCTCAAAGAGCTTCGATTCCTCGTCGTATTTGAGAAAGGGAGCATCATGAGCCGCTAGGAAATTAGCAAATCTTTCTGCGAATGTAGCTCCAGCATAAGGGAAGGGACTTGCGGTCTGGTTTATGTCTGTAGTGTTAGTCCATTCGCTGAGAAACTGAGCAAATGCAGCGGACATAGCGTTTAGGAGAGCTTCATTGACTAAATCACACCAGTGCTTATAGGTATAGACCCAGTAGAAACGGGTTGATATGTTCTGCTTCGTAAATCCAGCGACGGGAGCGACGGGAGCGACTGGAACCGGGGCAATTTCTGAGTTCACGGTTTCTGGTCTGTAGATTACAGATGTGGAAGGTGGTGTGATTGTAAAGGTCTTTTGTGCTACAGCACCGCTTATAGATGTATAATACCATGTACGCTGGTAGGCTATGGCTGTAGAATATATCGTGAGATAGGGATTTGACTGAGCAGATGCGCCATTGTAGCCATTTAGCTGGATAAGGGGGATGAAGAGAGGGAGGTTCTTATTCGGGCCGTTCATCGCAAATCGGATGATTGAAAAATCATAGAGAGCCGCATCTCTGATGATGGGTGCCGCACGAGTTTCGTTAAATCTAACTGCGGGTGAGGCACCAATCTGAGTAGAGTCCGCTTGCTGTGCTGCCACGATAGAAGCGGAGTAGTAGATGTAGTCTGAATCGGCTCCACCGTCAATTATGCTCCTATATGAGTAGCTCATTCTATATTATAGAGACAATATTTACTTCCCCAAATTATCTATCGTTTTATCCACGACGAATTCGTCAGCCGTAAGGCCCGATCTCGCAATAATATCTCTGTACCGCTTGATAGGATATGATGCGTAAAGGAGACGGGTGACACAATGACGACCACAAGTCTGCGTGTCGTTGTTAAGTTTCTGTAGCTGGACCTTGTTAAATATAATTCTATAGCCAGAGTTTTCTAGTAAATCTGAGAGAACGGGCTTATCCATGTTCATCTGCTCCAGCTTGTGCTTGGGAATACCACTCTTCTGGTCGTCTGGCTCCTCACCGTAAGGATCAAAAAACTCTATCTCTCGCCCCTTCTTTATCATACAGCACCAGTGACCGGACTGTTCATTGTTCTGTGGAAAAAATAGAATAGCACGACCCTTTCCGTCGAAGGCCTCGTCTATACTGTGCATTTTCTCGAGGTCAGAGTATGTCGTGATCTTGATACTACCACCGAGTAAACGCTGGATGTCTGTATCACTGAGTGCATAGGCCTCAGCTTTTGCCTTTGCTTCAGCACCAGCCTCCATTATATCTAATATATAGTATAGTAAATGTCAGCTATAGAAGTCAAAGAGTGGTCAGCGGGGCTGGAGAACATACTGGCGAAAGAGGGCGAAGAGGCTCAGAGTTTATTCTGGCTCCATAACAAGGCCGCAAGAGAAGCCCAGCGCCGCAACGATTACATCAATATCCCTTCTATAATCCTCCAGACGGTTACTGGATTTATGAGCGCCACGAATGGAGCAGTCCCCCCTCTTGCCCTAGGAGCCATAAGCATCTTTACTGGAATTCTAAGCACTCTTCTATCGTATTACCGCTTTTCAGCTCGTGCTGAAGGACACCGTGTCGTATCCCAGCTGTATTTGAAGATTTATAAGAACATAGAAATAGAACTCTCATTGAGCCCAGAGCAGCGCATAGAGCCGTCCAAGCTACTCAGCGATGTGCGTGACAAACTAGCAAGAATTTCGGAGGTGGCCCCAGACATTCCAGATAATGTGATTCAGTTATACAAGGTCCAATTCAAGGAAAACACCACCGCCAAGCCGATTATAGCTAATGGGCTTGATAAAATAGAAATTTATAAAGAAGATGTCGTAGTTGTATCACCACGGCCGAGAGTGGAAATACGGAGGGTGGAACTCTAAGGGATATAAAAATCAACACCCCGTCTAGATGACCGACCCTCTTCTAACTCCTAACCCCAATCGGTTTGTGCTGCTTCCTATCATCTATGATGATGTTTTTACCATGTATAAGCACCTTGTATCGGTGAGATGGATTGTTGAAGAAGTAGATATGTCCAAGGATAAAAGCCAGTTTGACAAATTGGGTGAGGGAGAACAGCACTTTCTCAAGTGTATACTAGGCTTTTTCGCTGGTTCAGATGGTATTGTCTGCGAGAATTTGGCGGCTAATTTCTGTAACGAAATCCAAATCCCAGAGGCTAAGGCCTTCTATTGTGAGCAGATGGCGAACGAAACTTGCCACTCGGAGACCTATTCACGGCTCATTGACACCTACATCAGCGATAGGCAAGAGAAGCAGAGCATTCTACAAGCGATTAGAACGATGCCCTTCGTAGAGAAGAAGGCTGCTTGGGCTATGAAGTGGATGGATCAGTCGTCTAGCTTTGCGTCACGGATTATGGCCTTCGCTGTCGTAGAGGGAGTGTTCTTTTCTGGTGCTTTTTGTGCTATTTACTGGTTCAAGGAGCGCAATCTCTTGGCTGGCCTCACCCTCTCAAACGAGTTCATAAGCAGAGACGAGGGTCTTCACACGGACTTTGCGTGCCTCATCTATAACAAGTTACAAAGCAAGCTGACTGAGGCAGAGGCCCACACCCTCGTAAAAGATGCAGTGGAAATAGAGAAGGAATTTATACTAGAGGCTCTTCCATGTAGACTTATCGGTATGAACTCGGAACTCATGGGCCAGTATATCGAGTTCGTAGCCGACAGACTACTCATTCAATTAGGCCACACGAAGCTATACA